CGCCCTGACCGCCGAAGCTGCTACCAAACGGGTTGTAGCCACCAAAGCCGCCCTGACCGCCGTAGCCGCCCATGCCGCCGTCGCCAAACCCACGGCCAGTGGCCGGATTATATGGCTGCGGCCGCGGTTGGTTATTACCGAAGCCGCCCATGCCGCCGTAGCCGCCCTGACCGCCGCCTTGGGGGGCAGTAGTTGGCGTACCTTGTTCGGTCATCATGTTATTCAATCGCGGTATCCCCCGCCCTTGGCCTTATAGTTCTTGGCAAGCAACTGTGCCTTTCGCGCCGACCACTCGCCTGCGCCAGTACCCTGCACAGCCCGAGATTTGATCGACTTAAACATGCTCTCACGCATACCCGGCTTAGTGTAGTTCCCGGCTGCGTTGACCTTGCTCTTTACCTTGCCACCCTCGGCGTACTGATTGTCCCCACGACGCTTAGCACGGGGGATCTTGCTAGGAGACATAGCACCCATACCACGCGACGGCATCATCAGACAAATCTTCCCTTGGTCTTGCCCTTGACGGCACAGCCATCAGCCCGCTTGGACGCAGAGGAGACAGAGCCGCCTTTGGCGTAAGAATTCATAGTACCGCCACTTTTTGCGGTAGTTGTGCGGCCTTTCCGCCCAAACTCTTTCATATAAGCTTCAGGGCCCATCGCCCGGTCGTCAAAATCTTTTCTGCGGCTACGCTCTTGTCTTTGTTTCAATTCCAACTGCTCTCTGTCGTACCGTTTCCGCGCTTCAGGAGACAGGCTCTTCCGGTATGACTCTGTAGTTACAACGACCTCATCCTCCTGTTTGAGCGGAGATATGCGATACCTCCCGCGAGTAGAGGGGCTGTGCGGCCTGTACTTGTCAGGCTCGTCCTCATTGGACGGAAGATTCTGAAATGGAGGAAGGTCATCCATCGGGTTGAGGAACCTTTTTGCGCTTGCCATCAGACCATCTTGCCCTTGGTCTTGCCCTTGACGGCAACGCCATCAGCACGGCTCGAAGCGGAACCGCCCTTAGAATAGGCCATACCGCCCATTTTCATACCCATAGGCTTGGCCATAGCGCGACCCATCTTGTCGGCCATGTCGCCACGCATCGGCATAGCGCGACCCATCTTGTCCTTCATACCTTTCTTCGCCTTCATCTTCATCTTCATGTTCATCATTTCAATTTACTCCTGAATTTATGGCCTTTGTGGGCCTTGTTAGTTCATTAAGCGCGGTGTTGTTCCACCAGTCGGTCAATCTTCTGCTCAAGCCGGTCCAGCCGGTCCAAGAGCATCCGCGAGTTAGACTGCACTTCAACCCGCGTTATGTGATCTCGTGCAACTTCTTCGCGGGTCTTGTTGAGCAGGATTCCGATACGTTGAACCTCATCGGACTTCTCTTTCATCACGTACCCAATAAAAGCCAGAACGGCAGTCAGGGCTATGTTCCAGATAAAGATGTCCATCTCAGCAATCCCAAGCCCTGAGCGACTTGTTGATCCGGCTGTTCGGGTCGTTCGCTGTCTTAGCACTCGTCAGTTTATTCTTCATACCCGTCATACGGGCACAGAACGATTTCTTACGAGAGCCGCCTTCAGGCTGAGGACGCTTAAGACCCGGCTTACCCGGATTGGCCTTGTTGTAAGAAGCCCGGCCTTTGGCATTCAAGCCGCCAGCCGAGTTCTTCCCTTCCTTACGCTGCCACGCAGGAGACTTAGCCATAAAAGACCGTGGCTTTTGCCGATGCTGGGAGGGTGACGTGAATATCCGTGTAAAACAAAATGCCTTCGCCGGGGATAAGTAACGCAATCGGTTGTGTGCCGGTTCCGATATGAAACCGCAAACGTATAGTGCCAGTCGCGCCGTCATCACGGAAGACGATCTCTCCGGCTGTTCCGCCAGAGATACACTGATAACCTTTAAGCCGGTTACGCCCAGTCACCATCGTACCCGTAGTTTCTACATGGGCTGATAAAACGTCTGTTTGCATAGCCATGTAAGGCTCCTATTAGGCAGTGCGCGTAAACACGTAGGCTGTCGCACTTGAGAACATGATGGTGAAACGAGCAAGGCCAGTAGCACCAGCGGCAACAGTCAAGTCACCAAAGCTGCCAGCTGTGTCCACTGCGGCGCTAGACAGAACACCGTTAACTGCAGCAACCATCGTCACTGTGCTTGCGCCGCCAGTGTTATCAACATACAAGTCCATAACCGTGCCTTTGACAGCACTGATAGCAGCACCGAGCAACGTGCCGGTGGGCAAGGTAATAGCCGTAGCGGCGGCTGAAGTAGAGGTGATGTAGCCAGTTGCAACTTCAGCAGCAGTGGCTGTGGCCGTAGCGTTGATTGCTGCGGTCGTAGGGTGGTTCTGATCCGTAAAAACCAGATTGGTGGTTGTCAGGTTAGTTACGCTGGTGGTTGCGCCAAAGGTGGCGTCTACGGTAACCGCGCCAGACGTGCCGTTGATCGTGATCGACTGGAAGCCATTTTGAGACCGAACCGGTCCCGTGAACGTGGTATTAGCCATGTATATATCTCCTCACATGCGAGTAATAACGGTGCTTATCAGTCTGCATGTCGTCAGTCGGGGCTGTCTGATAAGCGGATTTTTCCCGATGACTCTGTATACGCCTAATCAAATGGGGTGTCAACAAGCTGATTTGACTTGGCAAGGTTCTCCTCGCGGGTGATGACACGCAGGTTCCAAGGGACGTGGAGGCCGCATACAAACTCGGAGCGGAGGGGGACAATATGGTCCACAACGTACTGCTCCCCGGTGGTCTTGGTCATCGTCATGGCGATCTGGTAAAGCTGCCGGATCTCGCTCTTCTGCCTACGAGTAAGCCACTTGGGGGTCGCTATGCGGTGTTTGCGGCGTCTAGCTTTGGTGTCAGCACGGACCCAGAGTTGATTACGGTCTTTCCACGCCTTCTGGTACCTCCTTTTTTCCGATAAAGGCCGGGCCTGCGACCGAGCAATTATCGCATCACGGTTCTTCTCGTAGTACTCCCGCTTGGTTTCTTTGGCTATTTTGGACTGGTTGTACTGTCGAAAGTACTCCGCACGGGCTACGTTCCTTTTCTCCCAGTCAACCCTTAGACATTCGGTGCAGGCCCCCTTCGTCTTACGGGGGGCAACATGGCCGTGCTTGCACGGCTCTCCAGTGAAGTAATGCTTTGCCCTCGTAGCCTTGGCTTCTGCACGAGACTTGGGCAGCGTTGAAGTGTCCATCAATCACCTGTGAGTTACGATACAGGTAACGATACTTAAGCCAAACTTAAAGCGCAAGACAAAAAGAAGGGGGGCCGAAGCCCCCCTCCCAATCAGCGTAAGTTACTGATTTATCAGGATGAACCCGGCGAACCAAAGATGCCGAGCGGGTCACTCCAGCCGAAGCTGTAACGCTCGCGGCTCTTGTAACGGACGTTCCCCGTATCGAAGTCTCCATCCATGGAATTCGCCAACGGCGAACGGACGAAGTGCTTCAGGCCATTCGGAACATCGGTTCGGAGGAACCAGCCGTTCGTGTCGGTCAAGTAGTGGTTGACCGAATAGCCTTCCGGAATCGAACCCATCGCCTTGAGGGCGTTGATGTCGTTGTCAGCGGTCGAAACACGGAGTTCCGTGTCAAGAAGACGCTTGGCGACGAACATCAACGGCGGGGGCACGATGAGCTTACGGGGCTTCGCAGCAATGAGCAGACCACGTTCGTCAGTCCAAGCCGCGATCTGAATCACTGCAGCCTCAAGAGAAGTCTCGTTGAGGTCCGAAGCGGTCAGACGGTTGCTGTTGACGCCGCCCGAAACGAGCGGATGGTTCGCATTGCAGAGCGACACGCCGTCACCACCGGTCACACCGGCAGCGAAAGCGCTGTTCAAGACCGCAGCAGCCTTGACCTGCTTCGTGTACGCCATAGCGCGGGCAAGACCCTTGGTGTAGCGCTTGCTGAGCGAGTCGTACAGATTGTCCTCAACAGCTTCTTCCGTGATGGAGAAACCGAGAGCAATCGTCTCGTGGTTATAACGAGCCGTCCAAGCTTCCTGCGCATTATCGTACGCAATGGCCTGACCCTCGGGCTTGACCGGGGCAGCGGAGAATCCGCTCAGCTTCGTCTCTTCTTCAAAAGAACGGTCGGAGGTCTCAGTTTCGTAGATCTCCTTGTGCTCTTCGCCATACTGCTTGTACTCCAGACCGAACAGGGCGTTCAGGCCGGGCAGCAGCTCCTTAAGAAGTTGTGCGCGTGAAATAGCCATTTCTTAGAACTCCCTGTTAGGTTCCGACCGTGTTGTTATACGCATGGTAAGTTGCGTTAAACTTCACGATGAATTCGACAAAGTTGCCGCTGGTGTTGGTCGACTCGGTAACAATATCAATTACGCGAAGCGGCAATGCAGTCGTCACGTTGTTGATAAAGACACCCATACGGCTGTTGCCAGTCGTAGTTGAGCCCGTATTGAGGACAAGCTCAGCGTTAACACCGAACGAGTTCGCACGGCTAAGGTAAGCCGGGAGAAGTCCGCCCGTTGAACTATCCGCCACGTTGCTAGTCACGTTGACAACACGGTATAGCGCGTTCGGGTCATCCGAAACATACGCTACGATGTCATCAGCGGCGATACTACCGGGGTAGTACTGCGCAAAGAGCTTCTGCTTCGTGGACGGGTTCGTGTAAGCACAGCCAAGAAACACGCCAATCACACCAGCAACCGAGTTGCTTGCTTGGTTCTGAAGGGTCGTGATGATGACATTTCCCGACGAGTTCAACTGCACGACATCGCCGTTATACATGGCAGTGCCGTAGTTGTTCCCAATCGCGATCTGTCGAGTAGCACCCGCAAACGGAAGGCCGCCAACCAAGTTGACTGGCTTGAGTCCGTAAGGGGCATCAACAGTGGGGTAAGCCATTTGATACTCCTAAAAGATGAATTTATTTATTGCCACGCCCAAACGAAGTGGTCGTACGCTTCTCGTTAAAGAGCGGCATACGGGCATCGTTCTGGCGCATAAAGTTGTTGTCCACGGCGTCCATCTGAGCTGTAGCCTGCTTAAGATAAAAATTATCTCGCTGCTTCATCATCTCTTCAGGGGCCTTGCACAACAACAGCCCGCCGATCTCGACATTTCCCTTGAAGCGGGAGTTCGGATCAGCCTGTAACATCAGCTCCGGGTGGTCTTCGGCCTTGCAAGGCTCCCAACCTTCACGGAACTTGGAGGACGTATTCGTTGGGTCTGCGGTACCCATCAAACTGGTCCGGATCCACCTGAATACCCAACCCGGCTGTTCCTTGGGTGAAGGAAGCACCTGTGGCGGGGTCCAAGAGGTCTTGCGCTGTGCGGATTCTCGGGTTTCGAGCTCACGAGTAAGTCTGTTCTCAACCATTGATGTTCTCCAATTTCATGATTTCACGTGCGTACTGTTCATTGCTGATGCCAAGTTTCTTAGCAAGCGCAACTTGAGACGATGTCAGGCGGACCTGACGCGGCGCGGTTCCCCGCGTTACTGGAGCCACTACATTGGATGGCTTTGTGCGAGATGGCTTTTCAGCTTCTCTCGTTTGCGACTGCTCTTCCTCGAAAGTTTCGGGGAATCGCTTCCTCATAGTCTCGTCAATTCGCCGATAGTAATCGTCACTTCGCGGATCAACACCAGACCGGACCAATTTCTCATGCAGGCCGAGCGCGAGGGCGGTCATTTCCTCGTCACCGCCAAACCACGTGTTCCTTGCCTTCCAGTTTTCTGCTTTCTGGTCAGCGGGTTGCGGCGGCGTCGTAACCTGTTGTGTAGGTTGTACTCTTTCTGGTTCGTCTTGTAAAGAGGGCTGGAAGCGTTCGTAATCCTTAAGGCGGAGCTTAGCGTCCGTCAGGGCTTCCTGCGCATCGGTAATTTTTTCAGAGTCCCCGGAGTCATACGCCTGTCTCAGACGGTCCTTGGCAGAGGCAAGATCGGTGTTAGCCGACTTTGTTATCTCTTGGATATAAGCCTTTTCGCCCGTTCCAAGACGCTGCTTGAGCTTGCGGTTCTCATCCATCTGAGCCTGAGCAAACTTAAGAGCCTCGTCTTTTTCACGGGAAGCAGCCTCTTTAGCACGACGCTCGTCATGCCAGCCCTTCTTCATCTGCCCAAGGCGCTTCTTGACCTTTTCTGAGTATTCCTCAAGGTCGTCCTTGTCGAGCTCGTCCACGATGTCCTTCGGGAGAGGCTTGCGGCCCCTGTCCTCTAGCGGGGTATCGTCCTCGATCTTGACCTCAAACTCGGGTTCGGGTTCTGCTTCTGCCTTATCGGCAGGGATCTCGTCGGGAAATTTAAATTCTTCTTGTTGCATAAAAACAACTCCTTATGCGCGATGGATGCCACGGGGGTCTTGGACCACCGCTTCCACCGTGTCGTCATTGATGATGCGGAACTCACGTCCGTGTATAACCACGCGGGTGCCGGAATAGGGTCGTGTCAGCACGAAATCCCCCTCCTTACACCACGGCCCGGTTGGGAACCGATCCTTATCGGTAAAGCAAAGATCGCCCATCTTGACGACAAACAGGACGACGGTCGTCTGCTCCTCGGCCTTCTTGGTGTCTTCAGCCTTGATCAAGCCCCCTTCAAACTCCTCCGCCACCTGCGGCACTGCGCAGAGGATTCGGTACCCTTTTGGCTCAGGGAGAAGCTTTGCCTTCCCTGCCTGCTCTTTAGTTGCCTCAATATCAATGTTGCTCATCATCGCGCTCCAAACGTTTTGCAAGGTCTTTGATGTGATTCTTTGCGAGTTCAAGACCCTGTAAAGCCCCGCAAAGTCGTTTGTATTCGCTCTCATCCAATTTGCCTTGGATCAAAGCTTCAACGATCAAAATGCGCTCTTCTTGGAGTTTTGAGTCCAAGTATTCTAGAGCGTTGGAATAACTCATACTTCAGTGCTCCCGCCTTCTGGCTGCTGAGATTGCTCGGTTTGTTTACGACGCATGTCCACGTCGTCCCGTGCTTTGCCGATATCAAGCCCGAGTCGTACACCTTCAATCTGCTGCTTGGCCGCAAGGGCAGCCTTATCCTTCTGGATGTCCACACCGAGACGCGCCGCCTCAAGCTGCTGTCGTCCAGAGGATTCAGCCTTACGAAGCTCAAGTTCATCAAGCTTGGCGGCAGCGTCCACCATGTCCTTCTGGGTCTTGCGCTGCTGTTCAGCCATACGGATCTGGCCGTCCATCTGAGCCTGCTGCGCCTTGGTCTGCGCGAGAAGCTGCTTGATTTGCAGGTCCATCTGCTGCATCTGTACAAGCGGATCCTGTTGCTGTTGCTGAGCCTGTTGCTGTTGCGCTTCGGCCTGACCCTTCTGCAATACACGCGCTGCGGCCACCGCAGCAAGCTGCGAGAGCTGAGCCTCAAACTCAGGCGGCAGGTCGTAGTCTCCATTCGCGTTTTGCGGCAACGGGGGAAGCGCCGCACCAAGCTGCTTCTCAATCTCACGGCGGTACTGGAACGCCATGTGCTCCATGACGTGTGCTTGGATGGCAGCCTGCATCTGTTGAGCCTGCGGACTCTGCCCGATCACCGCCGCAATCTTCGGGTCCTGCATGAGAGCCATGTGGACCTGCATGTGGGCCTCGTGGTCCTGATACATGAACACCTTGGTCGGCTTGCCCGTCATCAGGTCCATGTTCTCAGTGATGGGGTCACGTGGCTTGGCATCATCTGGCAAGGGGATAATCTTGTCAGCGTTCTTAACCCCGAGGGTCTCGATCATCTGCCTGTGAAGGTGCGGCAAGTCATAGATTTGCGGAGCGGTCTGCGAGAGCTGCAGCACAGCTTGGTACTGCACGATCTTCTGCGACATAGTTGACGCATTCGGGTCCGAGACCGGTATGACATCTACATCGTCGTAGTCAGCCTTCTTAGCCTTGCGGTTGCCCACTTCAGGCTCGTACGAATACTCGTCAGGGGTATTATCACGAATGATGCCCGCGAGGATCTTGAACTCCTGCTTCATCGTGTAATAAATACGGGCCTGCACCGCGCTCATCACTTTGAGAACACGCTCAAGGATGGCAAGCGTCGTACCGACCGGAGCCTGCGATGACATATCGCTTATCTTGAGGTCCGACACCGCAGCAAAGCGGCGTCCTTCCTCGACTATCCGGTCCATGAGGAGGGCGAGCGTCTGGCTCGGCTCCTTGTACGGCAGGGGCAAAATGTTATCGCGGATTGCGCCCGAGGGCACATCTACGTCGCGGAATTCTCCGGGGGCGATGGGGGTGTCGTCCCCCTTGATACGCAAGCCACGTGACTTGAGACCACCCGGAAGATTGCTGAGAGTTCCCGCATCGACAAGCTGGCGCAAGAGAGAAGTAGCGGCTCTACTGTGCCCGCCGATGAGGTGGATAAGACCGAAATAGTAAAAGCCAAAGCCGGGTATGTACCCGTAATGCACAAAGTGCTGCCGCTTCTCCTTAAGTTCATCATCCTCACGCCAATTGCGCCTAATGGCTAAAACCGTCCCGGTACCCTTCTCGATGGTCACTACATACGGGAGGGCAATATCTGTCTCGTTGTTGTCCTCGTCCACATCCGGGTAGCCCGGCAGGTCGTAGTCAACGTGCATCTCAAGGAGCTGGAACCTATCGTCCATCGTCGCAGAAAAGCCTTGATCTTCTGCCTTCTGCTTCTCAACCTCGTCCATCGTGCGGACAGGCTCGCCTAAGTCAACATCTCGGTAGAACCCCGCATACTGAAGCTTGCGCAGCTCGTTCTTGGTCTTACGCATGCGGTGCGTAACACGGTCAGCTGACTCAAGGTTCGGAGCGCCGTAGGGGACGATGATGTCCTCAGCCGGGATAAAGACCGCAGTCTGGCGGTTCAAAGCTGGGTCGAAGTACATCTTCTTAAAGGCATTGCCCGAGAGGGCCAGCGAGAGAAGCATGCGCTCGTGCTCAGGCCGGTACTCCTTCATGACCTCGGTCAACTGATAATTCATGTCCTCAGACACGCGGATGGCAGCGTCCTTCTTCTCCGGGGTCTCTTTGCCCACGATCTTGGTCTTGACCGGCCCCGCAGCGGGAAAGGTCTCCATGATGGCTTCAGACTGGAACTTGACCGCTGACTCCATAAGCAGGGGGTGGAACACGCCACACGCACCCGGCCACGGCTCCGTCCGCTCTTCATACCTAATCCCGAGGATCTTCAGGCCCTTGACGTAGGTGTCTAGCCAGTCCCTGCGCGAGGAGAGATCCTGCTCGTGCTGCCCGATTAACTCACTTGCAAGAGCCTGCAGGTCGCCTTCACTCATGAAGTCGGCAAGGTTTGCATCAAACTGCTCAGCACGGGGCTCTTCTTTCATCAATTCGATGAGAGCGCCGTCCATGCCTATCGTGACGCTTTCTGGGTCCTCGATGCTGATCTCAAGCGCAGGCTCGGAGGACAGGGCATCAAGCCCCATCGGTGCTTCGTACAAACTTTTATCAATAGCCATCTAAAATCTCCTAATAATACGCTTCGCGTTTGTGGCTCTTGAACCACTTGGTCGGCTCCGGCTCATCTGTCGGCAGGCGTATGAACCCACCCTGCCTAAACCTTAAGAGTGCCAAAGTCGTCGCGTCCACCAAGTCATCATGTGTGCCAGATGGGAAGTCGTTGCACTCCTCGACCACCTCCCAAGCCCAGCGCCTGTCGGGCACCCAGACTATACCGGAAGAGAAAAGATCTGATACGGCGTTTACTCTGCTTATTTTGTCCTGACCCTTGCCCGGCGTGAACTCTGAGATGGGCACGCCCATCCGCCGCATCTCCTGATAGAGCGCCGCACCGTTCGATTTCTTCTCAACGATGAAACTGTCCGGCTGCCAGTCCTTGTACTCCTCCAACACCCGCTGCTTAAGCTCGGGAAACTCAAGACGCTCCTTGACGGCGTTCAGCAGGATGATGTTGTAGTTGTTGACCTCCTCGTTGAAGAACACACCCCAAGTCAACAAGGCGTTGTAGTCCGAGCGGTTGGTCTTCTCCTGAGCGGCGTCGAGCGTCATTATAATGTGCTCACAGTGAGGCGGGTCCTCCTTCTCCCAGACCTGCCACCACTCGCGCTTGATGAGAGCCCCTTCCTCCGATGTCGGCTGCTGCATGTACTGGGCTTGCCAATACCGCACGTCCATCGAGGCTTTCTTGCCCATCAACTCATCAATGCCCCAGAACTCAGGCCAGAGCGGCTTGTCGTTCAAGACTGCAGGGAACTCAACCACTTCCCACTGATCGGTACCCTCTTCGCGGGTCATGTGGTCCACGATCTTGCCCGTTAGGTCAGATTTACTCCAACGGGTCATCACCACGATGATCGAACCACCCGGCATTAGTCGTTGGACTGGACCGGACTGAAACCACTCCCATGCTGGTTCAAATACGTCCGCACGGCCCTGCTTAGCATCCTGTTCTGAGTGGGGATCATCAATAATGAACAGATCAGCGCCTCGACCAGCAAGGGCACCACCAACGCCAATAGCAAAATACTCACCGTTAAAATTAGTACCCCATCGAGAAGCGCTCTTAGAGTCCGCTTGAAGCTCGACTTGCGGGAAAATGTCACGATAGGACTCCGAACCGACCAAGTTACGCACCCGACGACCGAAGTTCACCGCCAAATCGGCAGTGTGGGACGCCATAATGACCTTTTTCTGCGGGTTTTTGCCTAGAAACCAAGCAGGTGCTAGATACGAGATCATCTCTGACTTGCCATGCCGGGGGGCAATGTTGACGATGACCCTTTTCTTCCTGCCTGCCTCAATGTCCTCAAATATCTTTGCTAGCTTGTGGTGATGCGGACCCACTTTGTAGCCGGGGTACACATGGTGGATGAAGTCAAGGAAGGAGTCCTTGCCCAAACGCTGCGTAATCTGGGTCTGGTACTGCTTTAGAAGCTCAGCAACACGCCGCTTCTCCTTCTCTGGCATCGTGGGAAGGGCACTTTTTAACTTTTCGAGGTTTTTAGGCGTTAGTTGCAGCACTTCTCTCGCCTACAACGCGGTACTCGATGCCCTCAAGCACCGACATAAGCTCCTTCTCGACCTCTTCGATGGGCTTGATCACGTGCGTGATCTCACTACGCTTCTTAAATGCGTCTACGCCGTCTACCTCGCCGAGCTTGGTCAGAGCTTGAAGACGGGTTTTGCCATCCTTCGCCGTTTCAATCTCCTTGACCAACCCCGTGATGACATAGTTCTTAAGTTCAGCTAGGTCATCTACTAACGCATGGTTCATCTGTTTGACCATACCCGCCAAAAACGCGATGGTCTCGTTAGGGTAAATGGCAAAATCAGGTCGCGCCTTGGGGTCCTCAATCATCTGGCGAGCAAGTTGGGTTGCATCCTGCTCATTAACCTTGTCCGGAATAATCGGCTGGCCCGATAGGTCACTAATAAGCTTGATCGTGCGAACGCGCATGTCCAGCTCTTGACTCGGACTCAAGCTCGGCAGCGCTTCAGCCGCGTTGGCCGGAAGCATAAAGTCTTCGTCAATGTCGGGGACTAGGGGCTGCATTGTTCCTAAATATATACGAATTTAGAGCATGGTACCAAATTTACTATCG